ACGCTGGTAGGTCTTGTCAATTCTTTGACCACCGATTGATAATTCTGCGCTGGAAATTGCACGCTCAGCCACCCAGCAAGCATCATCACCCTCGGAGGTGCGGGAGTTCGCCGCGGCGGACTCAAGCTCGACGTACATGTCGCCGACAAGATCACCGTTACGGGCGACAGTGACGGAGACGCGACCAGACGCAGCGGGGGTACCGTTGACAGTCTGCTCGATGTTCTCCATCGCGAAGTTAGTGTGGCGCTTGTAAACCGCCTGGAAGAAAGTTACCTTAGGGTTGCCAGTCAGATAGACATCCTGGGCACCATAAGCCACGAGTTGCATAAGACCACCGGCCATTTTGAGAGTTGTTGTACTATACACAGAGAAAAAAAATTGGGGTTAACGCGGCATTTTTCATTTTGATTTTTCTCAGTGTAGGTTAAATGTCATCACGTCCTGAGCAAGAAGAACCTATAGAGGAAATTGAAGAAGGTGAAATTATGTCAGAGGAGGAGGAGTTTGAGGATGAGGATGAGGATGAGGAAATTCTCCTAAGTGATGACGAATATGAAATTAACGACGATGACGATGAGGACAACATGGACATCGCAGGTCTCATGACTTCTCTCCTTGCTACCCCTGATGGAGATACTGTGTGCTCCGCCATCGTCAATCTTTGTTTCCAACTTGAGACTCAAAATAAAATTCTAATTAAAATGCTTTCTCGAATGCACCCCCAAAAATCAGCTTAGAAAGAAAAATCGTAGTCTATTAAATTAGAGAATGGAGCATACCCATTTCATTGACAAGGATCCAAATAAGTATGAAGCACTAGTTGAGCTTCAGAAAGAACACATTCAGTCAATGAAAGAAGAACAGGTCTATACTACTTTGGATAAGTTTGAAAATGCGTGGTATCTGAAGACTAACGACTTTAGAAATGCCCGTGAATTGGGTTATCGTCAATTTGTTCATTCTGACAACTTTGACGAATTTGGAAATCCAAACCCGAGTCAAATTGATGTCCTTGCCATTAAGGGTATCCGGGATAAGCAGCGAACTTATCTAATCAATCTAAAAAATCACGCCAGGGACCTGAAGATTCACAAAAAAGAACCTAATGACGATGGTATGACTATTGTGAGAAGGATTAATAATGTATTGAAGCAGCTAAGTGATGGATATGAAAATATCCGTCGTCACTACACATCATTTGAACGTGTAGATAACCCTACTGCTTTACCACAGTTTAGCGCTTCTGGAGATCCCTCCACAATGGATGAAGAAGAAGTTGAAAGTTCAACTCCGTATCAGAAATGCCTCTTGTATTCTCTGGATCAAACATACAAATCTGGATACAGACGGTACAAGGGACAGTGTTGTGAAGAGACTCGTACAATTGAAGGACATAGAACTCGTGCATGGCAACCCAAGTTTACCATTGAACAGTTTGTTTACTCTCTTTCGCAAAAAGATGACGACTTTGCTATGTGGAAGAACTTCACAAGTCGTGGCAATGTCTACAGAGATGTTGTTGATAATATGAACAAATGCATAGATGCTCAGTTTCCAGAGATTACTAAGCGTAGACATGTTTGGAGTTTCAGAAATGGTGTATTTGTCGGTAAGGAGTGGCTCCCTGATCAAGGTGTATATGATTGTCGCTTTTACCCATATGAAAGTGCTGAGTTTAGATGCTTAGATCCCACTATTATTGCGTGCAAGTACTTTGATCAGCAATTTGACGACTTTTCACACATTAAGAAGTGGCAAGATATTCCCACACCATTTTTTGATTCAGTTCTGAAGTATCAAAAGTTTGACACAGATGTATGTGACTGGGCATATGTCATGGGTGGACGTCTTTGCTTTGACGTGGGCGAGTTGGATGCGTGGCAAGTTATTCCATTCTTCAAGGGTATTGCGAGGTCTGGTAAGAGTACGTTAATTACAAAAGTTTTCAAGAAGTTCTATGAGAACGAGGACGTTGGAACACTCTCAAACAACATTGAGAAGAAGTTCGGTCTCTCTGCCATCAAAGATTCTTTCATGTTCATCGCACCAGAGGTGAAAGGTGATCTCGCCCTTGAACAGGCAGAGTTTCAGTCTATGGTATCAGGTGAAGATGTCTCTGTGGCTGTGAAGAATAAGACTGCTGTGTCTATTGAATGGACGACACCAGGTGTGCTTGGTGGTAATGAAGTTCCTAATTGGAAGGATAACTCAGGATCTGTGCTTCGTCGTATTCTCGCGTGGAACTTTGCGAAGCAGGTGAAGGAAGCAGATCCCCAACTCGATGAGAAGCTGAACAATGAACTTCCTATTATTCTTCTCAAGTGTGTGAGAGCTTATATTGACTACTCTAATAAGTACAGGAATAAGGATATCTGGAATGTTGTACCGGAGTACTTCAAGAAGATTCAAAAGCAAGTCGCGATGGTGGCGAGCTCCCTCCACAACTTCTTGGAGAGCACTCTAATCAAGTACGACAAGGATCTCTTTGTCCCTCAGAAGCTATTTGTACAGGTGTTCAACCAACATTGTCAGGCAAACAACTTGGGAAGACATAAGTTTACACAGGATTTCTATGCTGGTCCTTTCAGCTCCAGAGAGATTGAGGTCAGGGAGGAAGTTGTGACATATAATGGTCGTACATACCCAAGGCAGCCGGTAGTCTACGGTCTTGATGTAGTTGACGAGAGTCTCGGTTTCACAGACGACTACTAAAAAAAATACTACTAATTAGTAATAATGAGCCAACAGCTCAAAGAATTTGTGAAACAGTCGGGTGTAGAGTTACGCCCTTCTGCCAATACAAGTTCGGTTGCGTCATATAACAGCAACAATAACAACAACTTCGCCAGAGAGCTTGAAGCTAATATGTTAAAAAGACAAGAGTTCCCAAATCGCCTTGAAAAAAACATGATGAGTAATGCTAATTATAATGAATTTTCCGACGCAGTTGATTCAAACTGGAATAGCAACGCAAACTATAACAAACTTCCAAATGAAAACAAAAAAATGATTAACAATGTACTCAGAGAGTTTGAACCACCCATTCCAGCCCCCTCCACTAACATTGCAGGAAGATTTCCAGTTACTCAACCCTTACAACTCGCTTTCAGTAAGTTAAATCCAGGTATGTTCAACGCTACAGTAAATAAGGAGTTCCCCCAACAGGGTGATCTCATTGATCTTAAAAAAATACTTATGAAGGTTCCTCAAGCAAGAACCTCTATCGGTGAGGGTCTTTATCTGGATACCACACAAATTATAGGTAGGTTTGGTGCGATGAGGGAGGGTTTCTCTCATACACGCGAGTATGGAAAGCAGGGTGATATTAAAAAGAACTTCTTTACAGTTCAGATAAAGGTTACCGTTTCTAATGGCACCGAAGCGAAGGGTGGTACCGTGAACATTTACAAGAATGGTAAGATTCGCTTCTCCGGTGGCTTTATCGGTACTAATATTGCAAATCAACCTGAACTCATAAGGCGTTACATCGTTAACACATATACCGATAAGGAAGCTTATTTGTACAACCCCTTCGAGTACAATAATCTCAGTGGTCAATTTAGATTTAATGGTAATTTTAAAGCTTTATCTTCTATTGCTGGCAAATCCAGAATGTATGCTTCATCCGGTGTAACTAAATTAAGCTACGAACCCGAACTTTCCCCCTTTATGTACGTAAATTACAAGGGACATAAATATAACTTTTCTGAATCTGGAAATGTTCAGATTTCTGGTTCTCCAAGCCCAGCTGATATGCTCGTTGCTTACAATGATGCCATAGCTCTCATTAAGCTTATGAATACCAACGGTGATGTTGAAATTACCGGACAGGTTCCTAAGGAACTCACTAAGGGTGCACCTAAAAAGAGGGGTCCTAAGAAGAAAATTGGACCCCGTACCCCAGTTAAAAAGACTAAGACTGAACCAAAGAAAAAGCGCAATTCGGTTTTCAATATTCAGATTAACGGTATTCAATGTATGCGTTTCTCTAAAGAACAACTCACTGATCTCGCTAAGAAATTAGGTGTTGTGGGTATCACTAAGAGTACTAAAAAGGAAGATCTTTGTAAGAAGATTAATGCTGTCGTCAACAAAAATAGCGCTACCATTAAAAACAAGGGTAAAAACGTTAAGCTTTCCGGTGCTAACAAAGACTTCAAGCTTGGTAAAACCAAATGTAAGACTTATGGTACTAAGGAGGATCTAATTAGGGTTGCTAAGATTATGAAAATTGATATCACTCCCAAAGAAACCAAGGATACTCTCTGTAAGAAAATCGAGAAAGCTCGTAACATGATGATTGCGCCAAAGCCAAAGCCCCCTACTCCCCCACCAAAGAAGGTTGTAAGGCAACAAAAGGCACAAGAAAAGAAGAATGTTAAGGCTACACAAGTTATGACAAAGAGGGGTATGAATAATGCTTCTATCCGTAAGGATCTTATTAAACTTTACGGTAAGAGGTGGATGGATAGATACAAGCCTTCTCTCAACAATGATATTCGTGAAGTGCGTAGTCGCATAGCTAAGATGTCTGGTGGTAACAAAACAGGTATTCCCTTCAAGAAGAATGTGGATGATGTTAAAAAGAGTTTGGTAAGTAAGTGGAAGAGGGAGCGTGTGCGCAATCTTGAGAAGAAGTATGTCATGAACTCACTCAATACAGGTGGTATACCACGCCCATTTGTCAATGCATACAAGGCTGCAGCGACTAAATATGTCTTGATACATAGCCCAACTAAGACTCAATTAGCTAAATACAAAAAGTCATGGTTAAGTAACGCCATGAACACTAAGAATGCCTCACCAAAACCCGTGTACCAGGTTAAGGCTAAGAGAGAGACTTTGTAAACTTAAAGGTTTAGATGCGAATAATATATAATGAACGAATACCAAAAGTTCTGTGTAGAC